TCGGGATATAGACCCAATGGATGTTTATATTGACCCCAATAGTCGAGATAGATTAGGCGATGATGCCGAGAACATAATAATTTCAAGACTCTTCACAAAAGAGCAAGCTTCTAGTATGTATCCTATGTATGATGATGCTATACTTAATGCCGAAGGCGATACTCTAGGTGACAGACCGACGACCAATAGAGTAGGTTCAGTAGGCGCAATCTTCCCTGAGGATACCGAAACAAAGACAGTTGCCACTTTTGGTAAAGAATCGGAATATATACGCGGATATGAGCGATATTATAAAGTATGGGTTAAAAGATTCCACGTTAAAAATAATGTAGATGGCTCTGAAGAAGTTTTATTAGAAGAAGATATGCCTGAATTTATGGCTAGACCTGCTGTTAGAGTAAATGGGAAAGTATTTATTGACCCAGATAAAGCTCAGGGTATCATACGCCAGATAACAGAACAATATCAAAAAGGGGCTCAAGAAGCTCAAATGCGCGATGAAGACGTTCCGCCTCCGCCACAGATTGAGCAGCTAACTTTTCAAGACCTTTACGAGCAAGAGCTAATAGAGACCGTGTCAGTCCCTGTTCAGCGGATTAAGATGTGTGTAATCATGGGTGACACTTACTTATACTCTCGAATCCTGCCTGTGGACCAATACCCTATAGTTCTATTTATGAATATACATACTAGAACACCCTACCCAGTCAGTGACGTAAGAATGGTCAAGGATATGCAAGAATACATCAATAAGACACGGTCTCTTATTATTGCTCATGCGACCACTAGTACGAATACAAAAATTTTAATACCATCTGGAAGTGTCGATATGCAGGACTTCGAAAATAGATGGGCACAGCCAGGAGTAGCAATTGAAGTTGATATGGATAATGGAAGTCCTCAGCCGATACAGCCGACTCCACTACCTAATACTTTATATCAGAATGAATTAGCAGCCAAGCAAGACATTGACCATCAGTTAGGTTTATATGAGCTTATGCAGGGTAATGCTAGTGCGGCTCCTCAGACATACAAGGCAACTGTAGCACTTGATGAATTTGGACAGAGGAAAATAAAATCAAAATTGCAGGATATTGAGACTGGACTAGTAAGGCTAGCAAAGGTAGCTATCCCACTAATGCAGCAACTATACCAAGCAGAGAAAATTGTACGTATTATTCAACCTAATAACAGTCAAACTGAATACAGTATTAATAAGAAGCTTTATGACGACCATAGTGGCGAGATTAGTATACTTAATGACATATCGAGAGGCACTTATGATGTCGTTGTTGTCACTGGGTCTACGTTACCAACTAACCGCTATGCACAACTGGAGCTATATATGGATGCTTATAAGAACGGTGTTATTGATAAGACAGAGGTCTTAAAGAAGACTGAAGTTTTTGATATGGAAGGCGTTCTTCAGAGAACTGATACTGTTGGTCAATTACAAAGCCAACTAGAGGGCACCCAGGGAGAGATTAAAAAACTTAAAGGCGATATGCAGACACGAGAACGTGAAAACTATCATCTACGGCAAAAGGCCGAAATTGAAAAATTCAAAGCAGACCTCGATAAGGTTTCAACCCAGTCTAAAGGGGCTGGCAAGCTATTCGAGCAACGCCTTGGTGATGTAATGGGACAAGTAAAATCTGATGTTCGAGAACAGAACAAACAGAAAAAACGATAACATCCTAACCCTTTGTCCCGAAGGCAGGATAAACAAAAGGAACGCATAAGATGAATATGCTAAACGAGATTACCCCTGAAACTGGTGGCATAGCCCCAGAGGACATTTCAGTAGAGCAGTCAAATGAGCTAACCCCCGAATCTGTATTTACTGCGGATTCACCGATTGGAGATTTTTTTAGAGCTAACACAGTAGATGCAGAAACTGATACGTCAGTACCTCAAGCTACTCCTGAAGCGGCCAAAGAAGTTGATAATCAAGAAGTACGTTATCAGTACTGGCAGTCTGAAGCTGATAAGGCAAAGAATGAGAATGATGTATTAAAGCAACAAATTGCAACAATGCAGCAGAATCAAGTTCCAGCCGAACCGCAACAAGCTGCACAAGAGGAATCTGTAGAAAGTTTTCCGCCTCCTCCTGATAAACCTAGAAAACCTTCTGGGTATAATAAGGAAGAAGCGTGGTCTGACCCTTCTTCGGAATCGGCTAAGTACCAAGATGGAGTAGATGATTGGCGTGACCAAATGGACGATTACAATAGGCTACACAACGAGTATAGTATGGCAGTATTGGATGAGGAAAGACAGTCACTACAAGAAGCACAACAAGGTATGATGCAAAGAGAACAGGCAAAGATTAATTACCAAAATAATATGCAAGCAATGAATACACATTTAACGAAAGAATACGGCGCTACCCCTGAGGAAGTGTCCTCTTTTGTTGATGTGATGGACAAACCTGACGCATATAATATTGATAATCTTTTCCAACTCTATCGCATGCAAGCTGGGACGAATCAAAGTGTGAAGACTATGGTGAATGAACCAATAGTGCAAGCAGAAGCTATAACAAATCAAAATGAAAGTTTTGAACAGCTGAAGCGAGCACAGCAAGTTCCTAGTCCAATGGGTGTGTTACCTAGTAGTAACCGTCAATTGGCTGGTACACCTGAAGATAGTTTAATGGATTCTATGGTTAATGATTACAATAAACGGAATCCTTGGTCCTAATCAAGGATAAAAACAGGAGAATAAGCTAAATGGCTAATTCATATTCAGTAAGTACAGGCGCAGCACCTCAAGGTGTTAGTGTCAATGACTCACGCCGAATTTATAATTTTGGTGAAAGAGTTGCAGAACTTGCTCCTCAGCAGTCCCCGTTTTTCGTATACTTATCTAAAATCGCAAAGGTCGCAACTGATGACCCCGTATTCAAGTTCCTTGAACAACGTCATCAATGGCAACGCCGTAATTTTACGATTAAAGTAGCATCTGGAGTTTTAGCTAAAGATGCAACTGTAACAATTAAAATGGTTTGCAGTTACGATAAATATGGAGTTGAGACAGCATCAGGTAAGACAGCTGCCCCGCAGTTTTTTATTGCAGGACAAGTTTTACGTATTGGCGGAAAGGCTTTTAAAGTCACATCAGTAACAGCTGGTGATGGTCTTAGCAGCACTTACGCAAGTGGTACAGCATCCACATACACATCTCTTAACCTAACTGCTCTAGAAGCAGTGGCTGTCACTATCGCTAGTGGCACTGGTGGTCAAGTGATAGGTTCAGCTTGGGGTGAAGCCTCAACTGACCCTGATGGGTGGAAAGACGAACTTTATTCAAGAGAAGGATATGCACAGATTTTTAAAACTGCTATCCAACTTTTCAGTGGAACTGCTTTAGCTACACGCTATCGTGGACGCCCAGATGAATATAAGAGAGTTTGGTCTGATAAGTTAATGGAACATAAGATGGATATTGAGCACGCTATGTTGTTCGGTGTCGGTTCAGCTGATGAAGCTGCTGCCGCTGGTCCTACTCGTTATTCTTGGGGTATTGCTCCTTACACGGAAGCATACGGTAAGAACTACGCGTTTACTTATGCAAGTTCAACTTATGACACTTTCATTGATGCAATGGAAAACTTCTTTGCACCTGAAACTGGAAATAGTGGTGACAAACTTGTATTAACAAGTCGTAAAGTCTTAGCTTGGTTAAACAAGTTAGGTTCTGGTTCCTTTATGAACAATACTATTGGGACTTCTCAGTACAAGTTAGATGTACAGAATATTCAAGGGTCTTTTGGGCATAACGTGACTAAAGTTAATACCTTGTTTGGTAATTTGCACTTTGTTGCAGAGCCTCTACTTCGCGGTGAAGATGAAGATATTGCAATTGCTGTTGATATGGCAAATGTAAAGTATCGTCCTCTAGCTGGTAATGGAGTATCACGAGATACTCATATTATCACTAATGTTCAGAATAATAATGTTGATGGACGGAAAGATATGATTTTGACCGAAGCTGGTCTTGAAATTAGTCTACCTGAAACTCACGCTATTCTTAAGTGGTCGTAGAAAAACAATGCTTATATGGGGGTGTTTCGACACCCCCTAAAGCGCTAGGATACCATGTCATTTAGCACGAAAATAGAACAATACGCTGGAAGCATAACATCTTTAGATGTTACAAATGCTCTTAAACAAGCAGTAGACCATACATTAGGCGTCATTAAGTCCCGTAACCCAGGACTACTTAGTCTATTTGTAAGGGAACATTCTGTATCATCAAGCTTAGCAGCTGGTTACAGTATGACTGCAAACAATGTATTTGATGTTCAAAAAGTAAAACGCGGAACTTATATATGTCAGCCAATTGCTGCTGAAAATGAAAAAGATGTTCAAGACGCTAAGAGTATCTATTATGCACAGTCTTACTCCCCTGTGTATCTTATTGATTTTAAAGGAGATATAAAGATTTTTCCAGATACTAGTGCTAGTAATACTGGAAGTATATTCGCTGTTTATAATAGCGATGATAAAGTAATAAACGATGTAAATGAAACTATATTAGAAGATACAAGTCCAGCAGTAGATGCTTTCCCTGGACTATGGAAACAGTATGTTATTTTACATGCAGCTGAGATTCTTCTAACAGAAGTATTATCAGATTTTAGAGCAAGACTCTCAACTGATGTTATGGATGCTTTAGATAAAGCTCAAAGACTTATCGATGCAGGTAGTTCAGTAACGGGCGATGGTACTATTACCAGTGTACAAGCTTGGCTAGAGGATGAGGATGAAGAGATGGTAGCATCAACACTTGGAGTGG